CTTCGGTTGGGCCATTCGCTACGATGGGCCATAAGCTATGGCAAACCTTAACTTTTGGCAAACTCAAAGCCCACTCAATCCAGATCATAATCCTTTAATCACTCTTGATTTTGAGGGTTTTATAGGCGAACAATGGTATCCCTACAATGAATCAATGGCATCGGATTCGCCAGTTTTTGCATTAACTACGCATTACCCTGTTGAGGCCAATGGTCGTGCCATTCAGTACATTCAAACCCAAAGCTATTTTGACGACTACTATAACCGGATTCATATCTCTCCAACGACATTGGATCTAGGTAATGTTGCATCTGAACAAGTCAGCACTGTCAATCTGTGGAATGCCTTTTTGACGACCAAAACCTTACAGTTAATAGACGGTACTGAAGAGGGATTAAACGTATCTGGGCAACCCAATCCACCCTTCATTTTTGCGGCACTTCAGGAACGAACTTGGAATGTCAATATTCAGCCTGATGGCCCTTCAACGATTGATGTCACATTAACATGGCAGTTCGGTTTAGATCAGGCAGTACTGCACATTACAGGTACTCGTATTGTCGCATTCAGTTGGCTGATCGATTGGACGAATCCTGTCAATGAGTCACTACAATGGCTGACTGATATTTTGCAAAGTCAGTCAGGATATGAGCAACGTCGCAGCCTACGAGTTGCGCCTCGTATTACTTTTGATGCTGATATTCTGATCTATGACCGTGAACGTCAGTATTTCGACTTGGCTATGATTGGCTGGAGTGGAAAAACTTTTGCAATACCCGTTTGGCCGCAGCAGCAATGGCTTAAAACAGCTCATGCCGTTGGTGCATTGATTATTTATTGTGACACCACAAACCGAAACTTTAGAGCCAATCGCTTAGCGTTATTACGTGGACAAACTGCATTTGAAAATGAAACGGTTGAAATTGAAAGCGTTCTAGCAGATCGCTTGATTCTAAAACGTCCGCTTCAGCAGAATTGGTCACGTGGCACGTGTTTATCCCCAGCCGTAACTGCACAACTTAATGATCAACCTCAGCTCACCAAACGTACAGATCGGATGATGCGTACTCATGTCACGCTGAATGTGACTGAAACTGTTGACCTTCCTGAAGCATTGCCTACATTAATATACCGCAATTATCCTGTATTGGCAGATGCACCCAATGAGTCGAATGATTTAACGCATTCTTATGAACGTCTACTGAATCAACTCGACAATAAAACTGGATTAAGACTACAAAAAGATAATGCCCAAGCGGCTTTTTCAATTTATCAATATGCATGGATGACTTCTGGTCGTGTGGCACAGGCAAATTTACGTAGTCTATTTTATGCCTTGCGTGGTAGTCAAAAAGCCATATGGCTACCGACTTTCTCAGATGATCTAACGCTAAAAGCTGTGATCGTGGCCAGTGGACAAACATTGGATATCCAATGGTGTGGTTATAGCCGTTTCGCCAGTGGTCAATTGGGTCGTCAAGATATTCAAATTATTTTAAAAAATGGCACAGTTTTATATCGACGTATTACTTCAGCAACTGAAGTAGACAGTTCAACTGAACGTCTGGCCGTAGATCAAAACTTCCCGACTCAGATTAATCCGAATGACATTTTTCGTATCAGCTTTATGAGCCTCTGTCGTTTATCCAATGACACTGTGGTTTTTGAGCATATCAATGACAGTGACGGCATTGCCAAATGCTCGGCAACTTTTAGAGGGGTGCGCGAAGCATGAGTTTTTCAGAATATGAAACGTCTTTGCAAAATGGACGACCAATTCGCCTTTATCAGTTTCAACGTGGCCCTATCAAATGGGGTTATACCAATGCTGATCGTAATATTAGCCATCAAAACATTGTATTTAGAGCTATTGAAGGTGGCATCAGTGATGACGGCATACGTCAGACTGAAGATTCAACCGCAGATTTATTGACGTTGACTGTACCTAGTTCTTTGGATGTTGTGCAGATGTTTCGTATAAAAGCACCTTCACAAGTCATTGAAGTGAGAGTGATAGATAGACATTTTGATGATTCTGATTTTATTACTTCATGGGTTGGTCAAATTTCAGGGGTTAAGTTTAAAAATTCAATTACTGCTGAAATTCAATGTCAAACCATAGCGATTACATTAGAAAGAACAGGCCTTCGTAAAACATGGAGTCGATTATGCCCGCATTCGCTTTATGACCAACACTGTCAGGCACCACGAAATAACTATAAATCAGTAGGAAAAATTGACCGTTTAGATGGTGCAAGCATCGGTTTTGCAAATGCAGCAGCTCATCCTGATTCTTATTATGCTGGCGGCTATATCGAGTGGGTATCTCAATACGGTCTTGAGCAACGAGGCATTGAACGTCATCAAGGCGACCAGCTTTCTATTTATGGCGGTACCTATGGCTTATCCCTAGGACAAGAAATAGCAATCTACGCGGGTTGTGATCGTTTATTTGCTACATGCCAATCAAAGTTCAATAACAGCATCAATTATGGTGGCGCACCGCATATGCCCGGTGAATCTCCTTTCAATGGCAACCCTGTATTCTAGGAAATAATTATGAATCCATATTTAATTTGGCAAATTGTCGTATTAATAGCTTCATTAGTTATTAGCTATGCAATGCAGCCCAAGCCACCCAAACAAAAACCCGCGGCTTTTGAGGATTTTGATTTTCCAACAGCAGATGATGGAACTCCACAGGTAGTCGTTTTTGGCGATGTTTGGCTAACTGGATGGACGATTATCGGCGCGGGTAATTATCGTGCAGAGTCCATAATTACAAAAGTTAAAGGTATGTTTGGCAGTAAGAAGACTGAAACTGGTTTTAAGTACTTCATGTCTTTACATATGGGAATATGTCGTTCAATTGATGATTTGGTAGAAATTAAAGTTTCAGATCGCACCGCTTGGAGTGGCACTATTCCAGCTGACAATAAAAGTTTAATTCAAATTAATCAGCCAGACCTATTTGGTGGTGATAAGGCAGAAGGTGGTATTGCTGGCACACTAACCATTCTAAGAGGAGCAGCTGATCAACCTATATTGGATGAACTAGCCATGATGTATGGCACAGTTGTCCAAGAAGGTCATTACTCAAACGTGGGAAATGGAGGCTATTATGAAGGTAATCAACAAGTTTGGGTTCCACCAGTTATTGAACCCGCTGCTGTACCTGCTTACAGAGGTGTCGTCACATTTTTCTACGACGGTCTAATTTGTTCTAATTCGCCTTATCCAAAACCTTGGTCGTTTCGCGTTCGAAGAACTATTTCGGGGTGGGATGGAACAGTTTTTTATCCAGAAAAAGCAACAATTTGGCTAAACGATAATACGATCAAAGCAATGAATCCCGCTCATATGTTGTATCAGGTGCAGACAGATAGAGATTGGGGGCGTGGATTTTCAGCCAGTCAACTAGATTTAGCTAGCTTTCAAGCCGCAGCAGATAAATTGTATACGGAGAATTTTGGAATGTGCCTATCTTGGCACAGACAAGATAGTTTATCTGAGTTTATTAATCAGATTCTGACATTGATAAATGCAACAATGTATATAGATCGCACTACAGGATTATGGAAGTTGGTACTTTTTAGAGATGACTATGATGTTGATCAACTCGTTGAGTATAATTTTCAAAATGGTTTACTTGAAGTGGTTGAAGATAATAATTCATCTTCTGATCTTTCTTCAAATCATGTAACAGTTACCTATACAGACCCATTAGACAATCAACCTGAAACGATTAGAGCAGAAAATTTAGCTGCAATTCAGCAGTATGGTGTCATTCCTGAAACTAAAACTTATTCTGGTATTCCAACGGCAGATATTGCGGGGCGCATTGCTGCTCGTGATATGAAGACTGCTCAATCGGGTCTTAAGCGTTTTAAATTGGTGTTTGATCGACGTGCTTACCTACTTCAACCCGCATCTGTATTCAAAATTTCACTACTGGATCAGTCAATTCAATCCATAGTTGTTAGAGCGTTTCGAGTTGAGCATGATACTGTCACCAATGGAAAGATAACAGTCACTGTTTTACAGGATGTCTTCGGGTTGCCTGCCACAAACTATATTAAAGAACAGCCAAATTTGTGGCAGCCACCAAGTTCAGAACCGATGCCAATTGTCAGTCAAACACTTTATGAAGTGCCATTTGCAGAACTTCTCTCTGAATTTACCGTTCAACAATTACAACAAGTTGCAGATCAGGGCTATGTGGGCGTTATTGCTGAACAACCTGCATCGTTACAACTTGATTTTTCAATTTTAGGAAAAATCCAGTCAGATACTGCATTTGAAAATTTAGGTACTGGTGATTTTTCTTTCATATCAGGAATAACAGCTGCAATACAGCAGACAGCCAATCTGGTGACATGTACCCTAACCAAAACGATCAGCTCAAATGTTCAAGTGGGTGATCGTGCATTTATAGATGATGAAATTGTTAGAGTTGAAAACATTGACCGTGCTAATAATTCATTGACACTGGCGCGTGGTTGCATCGATACCGTACCGATGCCACATGCTGAAACTGCAACGATCAAATTTTACAGCAATGTTTCTAATGTGGCTGATCGCTTGTTCAACACTGGCCAGAACCTCAATTTTAAATTAATTACTCGCACATCGCAGGGAGAGCTAAATCCAGCTTTAGCCACTCAGATGAATCTAGTTATGCAGCAACGTCAGACTAGACCTTATCCAGCAGGCGATTTTCAGATCAATGGACAATATTTTCCATCACAGACCACTGGTGATGTTACTTTGAATTGGTCACACCGCAATCGACTTTTGCAAACAGGTAAAATTCCAAGTTTTATCGATGTGACTGAGTCTGCTGAAGCGGACACCACATATCACTTGAGTATTTTTGATGCGGATAACACTAAAATTTTTGAGAAAAACAATATTCTGAACACTAACTATACTTGGGCTGTTCCACGTATTTTTGACGGTGAAATGGAAACAGTTTTGGATATTCCTATGACTGGATCAAATAATAGCCAAAGCTTTGTTGATGTTTCTGACAATGCTTATCCAGTTCAAAATAATTTCGGAGTATTGGTTAAAACTGATGCTGAAGCAACAGGTGGCTCAAGTGCTTTCTTTGATCAGGCAGTCTTACAAACTACGCAGGAATATTCAAAGCTTGATATTTATAGCAATGACCATTGTATTGAATTAAGAGTGAAAACTGCTGCAACGGGTGAATTGATAGATGGTTCATCCAATGTATTGGGATTCTCAATTCGTCATAACCGT